ACATTTTCGAATAATTATTTAAAGAAAGGTTAAATGAGATTTATCGACTTTACTAGCTTTCGATGTTGGATTAACTGAAGCATAGACACGTGCATAAGCCCATTCTTCAGGGCTTTTTATATGAGGTCTTACAGACTGAGGGTTCGTTTTATAAGCACCGATTCCCTTATCAAAGATGGTCTTTAATCCTTTATAAGCATATCCACTAATCACCGCTATATCTTGGAGTGAGTGGCTCTTATCTTTTGGGAATCCGTGTTTGATATTAAATTTATTTTTATACGTGAGAACCATATATAAATACTAAATATTTTTATCTATGAACTATTCTATCAAAATCTATGATATTCTTATTTATCATATTTGAAAATGTTATTAACAAGCTCATACCATACCATTTAAAAACTTTTGTTAAATGAAAATCATTTACGAAATAACCATTTTTATTCATATATTCTATACGCTTGGCTGTAATATTTCCAAAGCCTATAAGATAAGAAATTATTTTAGGTTTCAATTCTACTGACTTCTCTAATACTTTATCAATAATAGAATATGGGGGGTTAGAAATAATATAATCAACCCGTTTATCGAACGAAAAAAAATCTAATCCCATTTCAATCTCAGTATATATTAATTCGCAATTTGGATATTTTATTTTCATTTCATTATAATACGCTCCATTACCATAAAAGGGTTCATAAATAACTGAACCATCTGGTATATCATTAAATTTTTCAAGATGAAGTTTTACTAATGATGAAGGGGTATAAAATACATCATTAGCGATTTTTCTTTTTTTTATATTATGTCCTACTTTGTTTAAATCCATATATATAATTACCATAGAATTTTATCTGCAAAGAACCCCGCACTCCCTTTTATTTTTCTATCTTTTTCGTGTCTAATCTTATAAAGCTTTCTCCTTTCTTCCGCTAAATTTTTATCAATCTTTAAATAACTAGGGTAATCTTTATAACCCTTTCCTCCAATAGATGCGATTTTTTCACCCGATTTGAAAACATCTATTTTCTTATTTTTATTTTTCGATGGCTTTATATCAACGCCTAACTTTTTCGCTTGTTGATATGAATAATCTGTTATTTGATACATATATAATAACAGATTATATTTTTAGTTCGGCGGGTTTATTTGAAGTTGGGGTTAATCTCAAACTACCACCACCAGAACCTTCATCGCTCTCATTACCATTTGGAATATCATCTAATCGTATAACTCGATGAACTTTAAATAATCCAAAGCAAAAACTAACATCATCAATATTTGCTTTCAAACAAGACTTAATAGCCAACACAATAATAGCCGAAGCGGATGATATTACAAATGTGTAAAATACTTCAGTTAAAGCCATTTATATATTATGCGTCTTTTTTTTCTTTCTTCTTTTTAGGGGTTGATTCTTTTACTTGATAACCCGCTTCGATTAATCTTACCCTTTGATTAACCGTAGGTTCTCTTCGTTTAGGTTGACCTTCTAAATTATATTTTCCTTGTATCAATAACTCCAGAGGAACATCGCTTCCCGTTCCTTGACTAATCTGTAAAGCACGACGAACTTCTCTTGCAGGACTTGTTCTTATTTGCCCTAATGTTGGAAATCGTTCAGGAGGAGGAAAATCTTCTAAAATAGCACCACCACCACCTAAAGCCTCTAGTGGAGGAGGCGGAACTAAAATATCCAGAGGAGGAGGCGGAAAATCTTGAAACATAGAAGGTTCTTCGGGTTGAGATAGTCTTAAAAGTCTTCTTTGACTAATATCTTCACGTGATAATTCACTAGCACCACCACCTAATAGATTTTCTCGAACTGGTTCTCTAACTTCAAGTTGTAAAGGTTGCTCTATGCCTTGAGGTTGTCTAACTTCAGGGCGTTCGGCTAAAATACTTCTTCTTGGTTCAGCTCCTACTCCCATATTTTGAAATGGTTGCGGAATAGACCCAGTTGCTTGATATAGATATTGAACGGGTTGAACTGTTTGTTGAATTAATGGTTTCGTGGCTTTTCTATTTACTGCTCTGCGTCTTTTAGGATTTTTAACATCTCCTATTCTAACATTAACTACTTGACGTTGTTGTTGTGCTTGACTTAATTTCTCGTCTTGCTTTTTAACTGGTTTTTTTTTAATAACTTTTTTCTCTTTCTTTACTTTCACAGGCATATATACATTACATATAGAAGTTATTTCTTAAAAAGAGTTTCCATTTTAGCAGGGGGAGTTTTCTTAAAAAATCGGGCATCAGCTAAAGGAGGTCTTTTCATCATCAAAGTTGGGCGACTTGGGGGCTTATAAACGGCGGAAAGCATTATATATTATACAAATATATTTTTATCTTTTATTTTATCGACTTTATGGGCTTCTAAAGTATTTCTTATTTTACCACTAATTCCTAAACCACTTCCTAACTTCTCTTTTCCTTGAATCGTTTTCACATTTTTAGAACCAGCTCCAAATAACGAAACCGCATCACCTGAAGCCCTATAAATATTTCCTCCACGAACTTTTTGTCCTATTGTTAAAGCAGGGTCTAATCCAATTATTTTATCGCCTTTACCCCCAGCGCCTTGCACGAGAATTCCCGAACCTAATGAATGACCCGTAAGCGTAGCATTTTCAACGCCGTATTTTTGTTTAGCGCTTGAAATAGCTTGTTTGGCTTCCTTAAATCTTCTTGTATCTTGTAATTTACCAGCGACTAAAGCAACATCTGTTCCAATATCTTTTATATTATGCGTTCCGCTTACATTAACTAATAATGACTTACTAGGCGGATGAAAATAAATTTGTTGATTATCGTTTGAGTTCGGGTCTCGAATATACCCGTGTTCTGTTGCGAATGCTTCTTGTTTCTTTTTATCACCATAACCAGCTTTTAAAACAGAATGTAAATTCACTTTTGGTTTTTGTTCGACTAAACTATCGTCTTTCTCATCAGCGTCTTTATATAGTGAATTCATTATACTATATAAAAATATTTAAAGTTTCTTGAAATGTAAAACTAATCCCCATTCAGCAGTAAAAACCACACCATTAGAACCATTTAAATTCACAAGTTCAACTCTAAAGTTATTTCCATTTGGTCTATTCTTAATAAATACGGGCGGATTTACTTCTTGTCCTCCATATAAATAATGAGTAGTTCCCCCACCTCCACCTACATCTCGAGGATGGAGAAGTCCTATTATTTCTGTAGAAGTAGCGACACCCGCCGAAGTAATATTATAACTATTTCGTAATGCTCCAAGTCCAGTCAATTGTAGGGCAAATTGAGAAGCAGAGGTTAATGCCCCAGCATTTTTAGATGCAAAATTAAAGGTTAATTCATAACTAGCATTATCTTCTAAAACGTTCCAATTGAAATTATAAGCAATCGCTTGAGTAGAACCAGCATTTACAGCAGTTCCATTTCCACTATTCAAATAAAGTGTAAAAGACATTTATATATACTACTATTTTATTTTTTTTACTTGTTGATTTACTTTTATACCTCCCTCGACAATTTGAATAGCATCAGTCGGTTTTTTGGCGGTTCGGGCTTTTTCTAAAGTAGAACCAGCAATTGTAGCCGCTTTCGATGCAGCTATTCCACCAGCCAAAGCAGGAAGTAATTCAGGGGCAACAGCACCAACGGCAAATCCAGTAATAGGATTAGCTAAAACTTTTGTTCCTAAACCTCCTATTTGAGAAAGATTTTGGGCTTGTCCCTTTATAAATTGATTACCAAATTCTCGAACATTTCCTTTACTCGCAATTCCAGCTTTTACAACATCACTAACCCCGCCCGTAGCAAGTGATAGGATGGGAGAAGGTATTTTATTCACAACAGATGGTAATGTCTTAGTGAAAAAGCTTTTAGCTCCTTGAGGGACTGTTTTTCTAAAAAAATTTCCAATAGCTCTAAATGGGTTCTTCATATATATTATTCTTCGAAAATAAGTTCGTCCCAGTTCTTAAATAGTCGATTATCACTCAAAGAAATATATAAATAATTATACTTCTTATCAAATACGAGTTTTTGAATTTCCATAGCCAAATGCTTATATGCTTGTAAAGATTCATCGAATATAGTAGCCAAATCATTACCTCCTACTTTGAATAAAAATATATTATCATATAATCGTCTTACTTCCATCGGGACACTTTTCCAAGTCTGGGACATAATAATCGTTTGAAATATATGATAATGTCTTTTATTCATCGCAATATGTTTTAGACCCTTTTGAACCGCTCCATCTTTCAACTGTGAAGCCATATCATCTATAATAATACAAATTTTTTCATCAACATCACTATTTTTACAATATTCGATAATTTCATCTAAAACTTCCCCATTTAATTCATTATATATCTGGTTATCTGGTAAAGCAGAAAATATATTATCCTCCATACTTGCAATACTATTAGCTGGAGCTACATAGAATATCTTGGTAAAACATTTTTTTAACACCTTCCCACTCTTAAACCAGCTCCATACCAAACTTGACTTACCTTGACTTGGAAGCCCAATAATCGCCGTAGTTTTATGCTTTTGGAATGCACAACTCGTAAGTTCATATTTATCCAATTTCTCGTGTAGCTTAACATCACAACCCATTTTACAAATAGGTAATTCTGGTTTGGAATGTTTTTTTATGCTTATCATATTAGTTTATATTAATATGATATTATTTTATTGCTAAAATACTCAAGACTTATTTCAAGACAACAACTTGGCGCATCGATGGGTTGTATTTTATGACGGCATCAAATAACACAACAAGAACGGAATTCACACCAGCACCGAGTGCAGTATTGGTAGTAAGACGAACAGTAAGATTGGAGTTTTGGCTCGAAATACCAGTTAGGAAATATGTTGATGCCGATGAAATCTTCTCTGTGTTAATCCCGAAATATGCTTTTGAAGTATTTACACGACTATCATTAGCATCTCCCGCATTTCTCCAATTGTTATTAGACATAGATGTTCTTGCCGATGTAACTGGGTCGTGTGTTCCGTATATTCCAGCAAGGAACTCCATAGTAGCGTATTGCGGACGCTCGATAGTTGAAATAGCGGTTTCTGGTAGAGAACGACCAGCTACAGTATATTGGAGAGAACCGTTTTGCATGGTCGCATCTACAGCCGAAAAACTACGGTTACCAACCAACGGAGTAAATAATGAAAATAAACTCTTAATTGAGGTAAGGCTCTGTGCATAAGGAATTTCTGTCGAACCTTGAAATCCGTTAGCGATTGGGACAGAAGACAACGCATAGGACTGGGTCTTAAGGTAAATATCTCCCGCTCCATCTTGCTGTCCCATAATCATATTTTCGACACCTTCGTCAAACTGCACTACATCATAGTTGAGTTGTATTTGACTGACTTGGAGATTAGAAACTGTTGCTGGTGCAGTGGCGAAAATGAAATTTGCGATATCTTCCACCGTTAGCGTTATTCTCGTATCACCCATAGACAAAGGTAAGAATTTCGAAGCAGATGAAAAGATACAGCCGAGAGGGGCAGACACTCGAACAGTTTTTGTTCCATTTGCACCTCCAGCCTGAACGTTTGCATCTCCGTTAGAAAGACTAGGCGCAGATGTAGCGAGAATATCCGTTGTAGAAAATGTAAGACCGAACGGTTTAGAAAGACCCAGCTTATCAACAGGACTCATTTTTGCATTCACCAACATATTGCTCAAAGCGTTATACTGTGAAATGTATTCTACTTGGGAAGAATTGATAGTAGTCGTCAAATCTTTAATCCAAGCTAAAGCGGGACAACCGCCAAGAATACCAGTTGTATCACCTGCAGCTGCAGATGCAGCGACATCATAACGAATAGTAGCGGAAATCACAAGACTGTCGGGGCAACAAAATCCATATTGCACGAGGGGTAGCGTGACCTGTTGCCCGCTAGAAAATGCGCCAGAACCCTGTTGTGGGACAGAAACGAGGGACATGCATCTGGTAGAAGCGGGAAGCTCACGGGGTTTGGTAAAATCAACTTCACTTGGGAGAACAGACATATCTATAATATTTCTAAAGAAATAAATTTGAAACTATTGATATAATAAAAGCCCTAAATCATCGGCTAAACTCTGGGTTCCATCCTGAATCGGTTCTTGTTCTATATTTTCATTCTGGCTAATATCATTATTTTCATTTGATATAGGATTTAAATTATGAATATCTTGTTCGATATTATCCAAAGAATTCGCAATATTTCCTAAAGAAAGGATTTGTGCCGATGGGGGCATTTTCCTATAAATAATTAATTGAATCGTAAAAGTAAAATTTATAGAATTCATTTGTAAAAATCTGCCTAATTCATCGTATAACTGAATATCAACCGTAGAAATATTTTTAGCTTTCAATTTACTATAAAGATTATTTTTATTCGTGTAATTTATTAAAGCCCAAGCCTCGACATCAATCGGGATACAACATAAAATATTATTTGGATTTCTATCTCCCGTTGAATAATTCCCTATAGTTGCTAAATTATTAGAAACCATTCGAATCTGTTTTATTCCTAAAAGGTTCAACGGATTCGGCGCAAAAATAAATTCAAAGGCTCCATTTGTTCCACTTTCATAATCGATTGTTGGAGTAAATCCTAAAATACGATAAAGCCCATCACTCCCGTTGTAATTAAATGTTATGTGATTACCCGCCGTTCCTATGAATTTAAATGTTAATTTACCAGTAATCAAGTTTAAACTGATAATCGATGTAATAGAAACGGCTAAAAGAAGGGCATCGAAACTGGCTTGTAATGTTGAAATAATATTATCGCCAGTATAATTTCCAAAAGGTAGAACAATCTGGTAATCGACTGCTAAATAACTAAAGTTCAAAATATTTGTGTCGCTATCAATCAAATACCAACTAACGGGGATTTCTGCACTCACTACTCCACACGTTGAAAATAAAATATCTGGGGCATCGACAAGCATATTGGGTATAGAAAAAGTCATATTTGAATTATTTTCTGCGTTTAATTTTTCATATGCGTCGTTACTGTTAAAGGTTATCAATCTTGCGTCTTGGTATATATCCATTCTATATATATCAACAAATAAATTTTATAGAGTTGTAATAAAAGCATCAGCCTGATTTTCGTTATCTAACAACACATCATAAGGATATTTTTCGAAAAAATTGCGATGATATTTCTGTAGGTCTTTTAAATAATCTCCAGTTATATATTCCTCTCCTTGTCGGTTTCTTATTCTCACACGACAAAAGCATATCGAATAAGGCGTAAATAGATATACTCTTTTATTTGTTTCTATGCGATATGTTTCATACATATATTTTAGGATGGAGAACTGTGTTGGACTAATAAATCCCTTATCATAAAGCATTTGCCCGAAAATAAAAATATTTGATTCTAATGACCGTTCGATAATGAGAACCTCACAACCGATACTTTGTGTTTTTATAGCATTATAAAGCGACATATAAACCAAAACTTGAAATTCGAAAGCATATTTAGATGGGTATTCGTAAAATAGTTCTAAAATTGGTTTTCCATTCTTTTTTATTTTGTTCCATTCTTCTATTGGTTCTTGTAAAACTTTCACTCGATTATTCGGTTCAATTCTCGATAAAATTGTTGATTTCCCACTAGCAATATTACCCTCTAAAGATATTATATAACACATATAATACCATTACATATTTGATTATTCGACTGGACTACAATCGATTAAGTTCCCGCTATTATCTTCGAATAGTTTTTGATAATAAGAGTTCTCTTGGTTGATGTTATTTCTTAGGTTTTTAATCATTAATTCAGTAGCTCGTATTTCTTCATCTCCTATGAGGTGTCTGTTATATCTCAAAAATAAAATCCAATACACATATTCGGGTAGATTAGGAATTTGTTCTTTGAAACTATCGACTGATTTATAAATATCATCCGCAACAAAAAGGACACGTTCCTCTTCCACTTTTATACATTCTTCACGGGGTAATTCGACATTCGAAATATCAACAACATTTACGATTTCTTCAACCAATTCGGCCATTATATATTTCCTAAAGATATTTATTTCTAAATCAATTCTTTATTTAATTAATTAAGCCAAAGGTAAAGAGGCTTCAAATGTAAAGCAATTGTTATTACTTGCGTATGTGTAATTGGCTGACCCGTGATAATCAAATAAGGTCTGTTCTCTTGTTATATATAAAAATCTATCTGCTCCTACAATAAAAAAATACACAGAACAATAATTGATATTTCCATTTACATTTAATCGGGCTGAACCAAGACGAGTTCCTGAAGCGTATGATGGTGTTGTTCCTGCTGATACTAGCCAAGAAGCATATGTAAATCCTGCGGGTAATCTATATCTATAGTAATAGGTTCCTGCTGGCTGGGCTATACCAGTTGAGGCTTGATACAAATAGTTTAAATACATAGTTTTACCAACAATCGAATAATAATATCTTATTCTACAATCTACTGCGTTTGATGCTACTGGAACTTGACCGCCTGAACCTGCTATAGCTACTGTTAAAGCCGACCCTGTAGTTCCATCTCTAGATGCTATAGCCGTCCAATCAACATAATTAAATAGAGTTCCATTTATTAGCGGGGCGGTTAAATCCTTATTCGTCAAAGTCTGGATTGCATCAACTGATACTAAAGTTGTATTTGCTTGATTAGGAGGTAGATTCACATCGAAAAATGTGTAAAATGTTATTGTTTCCGTATTATAAAAGCTAAGTGTAGTTCTCCCGTAATCTGTTATTGATAATGGTGTAATATAATTATATGTGAATGGTGTTTGGATTGTATAATTTATAGGCAATAATGCTGTATTTGCTTGATTAAATAAGTTTATATTGATAGGTTCAAAGGCGGAATACAAATTTGTATCAGGATAATAGGAATAGGTTGAACCCGCTGTATAAACCACTAAATTACTCGCTTCGTAAGCAGTTATAGCTGTTGTTGGTAAAAGTGATGCGGTTATAGTAACAGGTGATGTAATTACATATGAAAACCCTGAACCCAAAGCCCCCTCGGTATACTCTAAAGTGAGGTCATACAAGAAGTTTGAACCTAATGATGTAACCGCTCTTATATTATTCACATTTGTTCTAGTAACAATACGGATGAAATCATTCACGGCTGGAACATATAGACCTAGAGTGTCTATGCGGTAAACAAATGTCGATATTTGAAAAATCCCCAAATCTCCGCCTTTTGGTGTAGTTGCGGTCATATTCGTTTTTCCTCTAAATGTTGCTTTAAAGCAATTAAGCGTTGCCTCTTGTGTGTAAGCAGTAATGTAAGACCCATTCAACCCGCTATTGTTGAAAGTTGTTGCGGTAGCCGAATTGATAAAGAAATGCGGTCCAAATGAAGTTATTCTTGTCGTAGCTGTTCGCATATAAAGCTCTGTTTCGAAAAAACCGCCTCCTACATCTACTGAATCACTACGAATATACCAAGAAGTAGCGATTGATGTTCCTGTTATAGGAGTTGAAGCTGTAGGGGCTACACGAAACTGTAATTTACTCATAGTTAGAGAACCTTTATCAAACAAATCACTATTATAAATAACTCGTGTATCGGGTGCTATGGTCGTTCCAACAATAAAAGTATCTATTAAATTTGTAGAATTATTAGAACAGAAATAATATCCTGACGCTCCGCCGTTAAAAATTGCCCCTAAAAATCCACTTGTAATTACGGGGGGACTTAATGTAGAACTCGTAGTAAATAAATTATTTGCATTCGGCGTTCCTCTCACAGACAAATCTCTGGCGAAGGATGGGCTGATACCGTCTGCTTTAGTTGCATATATATAACTTGTTGCTCCTAGTGTGATTGTATTTAAACAATAATAAGTATTAAAACTTGGATTTGTTGTAGGATATGCTTTATAACCTAGTGGATTTACTGCTATTGTAGGCTCTCTTACTGTTAGATTCGCAACTAAATTATAATCACTAAAATCCGCATTTACGATAATATCATTACTACTAACCGCATTATTTAATCCCGCAGATAGACCAGTATTTTCAGGTAATGCTGTGCTACTAATCAAATAATCATCAAATTTAAAAGGAGTGCTATTGGCTATTACTAATAAAAATGAAGTAGCATCTCTAAATTTTGTAAATCCTGCGACCCCTGTAGCTGTAGCTGTAGTTGCCGTGTTTGTCGAAGCCAAAGTATATGGAGTTCGGGATGACGCAACTGACACGTAGTTTTTATTTGCTCCAATTCCTGAACCAGTAAAGAAATAATTTAATCTTGCGGTTGCGTTGCCTAATCCTCGAACTTCTAATAGTGTTGTTGTTCTCATATATCCTTTCAAATTTGTGAGTGTGGCAGATTGTGCTGTTAGAGTGATTGATGATGTGAGTTCTTGATTGGTTGAATTATAACTTGATGCATATGCTCCATTTGGTATTAATGAATTGAAAGATGACGCATTTTCTAAAATATGAGTTCCTGAGAATGATGCTAAATCGCTGGTTAGTTTTACAATTGTCGTAGATGAAACCATACCTATCGCTGTGTAAGATGGTGTTGATGCCGTTGGATTATTACCATTTACTTGTGTAAGTTGCATGATTTTGCTTTGTCCTGTGAATGGTGCTGTTGGCGTAATCATTCTTGTGCATTGTGGAATTGTTAGAGTTGATTCAATAAAATAGTTATTTTGTTGTTGCGTCCAAGAAATAAACCAATATTTCGATGATGCGAAACGAACATAACCTAAAATTCCTGCTGTAGCTAAAGTATTTATCGGTGTGTATGTTCCTGTTCCTGACCGAAGTGTATATGTGGATGAAGGGGCTGTTGGAGTAGCTGAAATGAATGTATTAATATTTGCTGTTATTCCATTATCACTAGTTCCTCTTCCAATTACATATTGGTCTATTGGTATTGTTGTAGCGCTTTCTAATTTCAAACTATTTGACCTAACATATCCTGATACGGTTATTGAAGTTGGAGTAGGTGCTGTATGACTTAATGATAATGTTAAAACGCCAGTTGCTGTATCATTAGTCGATTTAGTTCCTGCTGATATGTTATTGAGTTGTGTAATGAAATCTGTGTTTGCTCCTGCGAATGTGGGGTATGCTAGAGTAGTATTTGTTAATGGAACGGCTTTAAATGTTCCTGTTATTGTATTAGGTGTAATTGCGTTTCTGCTTAAAATTGTATATTCATTTGTTCCAAAAGTAGCGCTTATATAAGCGGGATTAGATAAACCAGTCATAGAAATAAAATTTTGATTAGGATATGTGTCTAATGAAACTAATCGACTATTTGAATTAATATAACCCGATTTTGTTGTTATAGTTGTTGATAAACTGGTAGTTGGCGTTGTTGCATTATATGACCCTGTAAGTGAATGAATAAATGGCTGATTATTCGACGTTCCTGTTCCTCGTATTCCAAAATTAGTATAACCCGCTAATGAATTATAACTTGTGAATGTGTTTGAGGATGTAATAGCGCATAGAGAATTTGTATTTACCGCTGGAGGAACAGTTAATGAAAATCCTCCCGCTGAAAACGTCATATTTCTATTTGTTGGGTCGATTGTTGCGATTGTTATACCCATATCTCCCGTGGGTTGTAATCCTATCCCATTTGATTTCACATAATTGCCTACTGCGACTACTAACGGACTATTATTTACAATTGCATCTTTATGACACATCGTTGTTGAGTTATAAATAAATGATTTTGGAGTCGTTCCTGTGTTGTTCGCATCGATGATTTTATTACTTATATTGATAGTTTCACAATAAATATCTACGGCTGTAAGTTGGTCGGTTTCCATCGAATTTGTAGCTGTTATGCGGTCAGTCGCATTTACTTGAATTGGGGTTAAATAATTGGCGGATGTTTGAGTAGAACCATCTGGAAATGTGAATGATTCAATCACTAATGTATCTATTTCCGCTGAAACAAAATTTTTATGACCGTATATAATTTGATTATGAACCGTATCGACTACATTCCCTGAAAGCCCATCATCTATAAAACTCATAGACCCGCCATTTGATAAAGTGATTGTATTACCAATTTGGAGATTTGAAACATTAAAGGTTCCGTTGATTACAACATCATATAATAAAGTATTATTCGTGATGGTTGTTGTGTTGGTTAAATCGTCATATGTTAGGTCAGTTAGTTTATACTGTAAATCGCTCACATTCTGGCTAATGACATTTACTTGATTAATCCCATTCATCGACCGAGATGTATAATTTGGGTTTCCACTCGTGAAAGACATTATAATATAATATGATGTTTTTTTTTCAAATGGATATAGCCTAAATAGAACCTTATTTAAATCAATCTAATTTACTAAATCAACACAAAAATAAGTAAAAAATATAGTCTTGTTGAAGTTGATTTTATTTTCTATTTAGTAATATATAATGAATAAAGCGAAACCAGTTCCTGATGAGAGTGAGATTTTGTTAGATGATAATGCGAGTCAAGCCGAAACAGATGACAACGAAATTCAAGCTTTACCCGTAAAGAGAGGTAAAGGTCGTCCTCCTGTCCCAAAGCCAGAACCAGTTTATAAACCACGAACCCAAGAACCAGTTAAAAAAGAACGAACAGAAGCCCAAAAAGAAGCCACTCGTAGAATGTTGGAAGCACGTGATGCTAAAAGGGCTGAACGTGGTTCAGTCAAAGCCGTAAAGGAAGACCTGAAAGCAGTAAGAGATGCAGAAATCGAAAAACTCAAAGAACAAGCTGTAAAAGATTATCAAGATTCACTTGTTCGCAAAGCGATTTCAATCAAGAAAAAACAGATTAAGAAACAAGTTGAACTCGATGAAATAAGTGATGATGATACTCCTATAGAAGATATTAGAAAGATTGTTAAGAAAGCCCCCGTAAAACCATCAATCCCGATGAAAGCCGTTCCACAAAAGCCTCAAGTTCCCCAAAAACCCCAAATTACATTTTTATAATATATTTAGGAAAATTGATTTAGAAAAAATATCTTTTAGTAATATATATAAAAATGTCTATTCCTCTTGCTTTTACTTTTTCTTCTAAAAATAAAAATGACCTTATTAGTTTTGAATATTTTATCAAAAACAATAAACACACACCATACGAAGATTACATTAATGGAAGACTACCAAGATTTATAGTTGCGGAAAATAATGGAATTATTTATGCAATTAAATGGATTAAAAAATCTTTTGATAATTTTGTAGATTATGACTTACAAGGTTTTATACAACGCTTATGTCGAGATAAAAATGTAGAATGTTCCGTTGAAATATCTACTTTAGAAAAAACAAAAGAAATTTATAATTTAGATAACCGAATAGATGAATGTGGATATGGAAAAAAATATGGTTCTATACAATTTGATTGGGAACAATAATTTTTATTATTTAGGAAAATTGATTTAGAATTTTTTTCTATTTATATTATATAAATGGAAAAAATCCAGATTGGAGAAACCGATTCGTGTCCTATATGCAGACAACATCGAAAATATACTTATGGTTGGAGATATACAGATGATGGTCTTTTAGAAATGTCTATCTGCACCGAACACGTGGAATGCAGACGATTACTCGATAAAATTAATAAAACAAGAGAAGAACTTCGTTTTTTAGATATGGAATTATTTAGGAAAAAATGGAATATACCAGATTATTTTTAAAATTGATTTAAAAACTATGTCTATAATATATACAGAAATGGTTTATAACGAAAAAATAAAAGAATCCCACTACAAATGGAGAGAGGCAAATAAAGAACAATATCGTGAATATGTTAATAAAGGGGTTAAAAAACACTACCAAGAACATAAGGACGAATTAAAAGCGAAGGCATTATCGAGATATTATCATAAAAAGGAATTGAAGGCTTTTATGAATATTTTGATTTAGGGATTTTGTTTATTTAGGAAAAATAATTGTATTTAGAAAATTGATTTAAAAGAAATTTTATATATAAAGTATATATATATATAAAATGCGACGATTCAATTCTAACAAAAAGCGTGTTCTTCGTGAATTATTAAATGAATTTCAACCAACCCCATTTAGGAGTATTCGAGGTTTCAACAATTTATTTGGAACTACATCAAACGAAACATATACTATTTTAGATGAATTGGTAGGTGTGGTTGTTCTACCCGTTGAACGTCCTATTATGAACGAAGAAATAACCCTTCAAGATGACCCAAATATGATAAATATTCGTAATTATCTCTCTCGTAATAGAGGTAAAAATATTCGAATTACATATTTAAATAATGGAGCGGACATATATAACCGTCAAGGGGCAGTAGTCGATTTTAATTTATATATTCCCAGAGGCGTAGAGGAATTTGATAATTTTTGGGCTGGTGTAAGATGGTCTTTTGCTGGAGAAGATAATTCAGGAAGTTCTGTTTTTGAAGATAACGAATTTCAGGGAAAAATATATATTCGACCACAGGAAAGCGTAGCAACTACTCAAAGAATTAAACAATCATTTCTGGATGGGCTTATGCACTGTGTTTTTACTCCTATTTTGGAATGGGCTAATGAATGTTTATCAAGAACTGAAAGCGAATCATCAAAAAAGAAATATAAAGCAAAAATAAATAAAATCGCAAAATATTCAAAAAAATATGATACAGGTGTTCCAGAAGACGATATTGAACCGTTATGTAAGGATTTGAATATCAAAATAAATATTTCTTACCCATTTAGTAATGAAGAAATGAAATATGGCGAAAAGTTAAAACACGCCGATAAAGTATTCAATTTCATAAATACGAGATTGAACCATTTGGAGATTGGAAACTTACTTATCAATAAAAAACCAGAATTAGTTTCAAGAGATTTTATTTATAGTGAAATTGATAGATTAGATTCTATAAACGAATTTTACTATACCACGAAAGATAATATAGGTTATAACGCAGTTTATACATTAAACGAGTGCTATTCTTGTTCTACAGATTTCAAAGATACACTCGATAAATTCGAGGAACAGAATGGTATGAAGAATATGAGAATTTGCGATATTAAACATAGCGAATTGGCTTCATTTATCAAAAGAGGAACGCATTACAATACTAGTATAAATTTTGGTTCTTTTGGCGAAATATGTGAGAACGATAATAAATTCGTGAAACTTATCGACCAAAAGAAAGCATACTATCATTTCAAGAAATGTAAATTTTATGAGGGATTTCTTGGAAAAATAACAGATTTTAGAATAACAAATAAAGTTCAAGGCGTAGGGTTATATTTGATTTCAAAACTTAATTTTAAAAAATGTTCGAAAAAAGTTTTGAGATTATTAGAAAAAATGAATTGGTTCGTGAATGAAAATGTCTATACCTCTGCCGAGCTTAAAATGTTAGATACTTATAAAATCGATTATAAAATTCTGGCTGGTTGTTGGGGGATTGAACCATTTCATTTCGAATTTGGTGAGGAGTTTTTACAAAAGACAGATAAGAAACCATACGTAGATGAGAATGGCGATTTATGTATGAAAGGGATTTCTTATTACGCAAAAGCGACTGGTGCTTGGGATAGTCATAATACCCATACATACAGATATATGAAAGGGAATGATGAATATGCTAGAGTTCTAAAAAATACAGGCAATAATACCATAGTAAAATTTGATGGTGAAAATGAAATATGTGTTAGAATTCCAAAAAAGAGTATTTCATCTTTAGGACATATTACGGCTTTTATATTAGCATATCAACGTATGTCTTTATTCGAACAGTTATTAGAAATGGATATTGATAAATTGGTTGGCGTATATGTCGATGGAATTTATTATAAAGAACACGCATTTAATCAATTAAATACATTTGAAACAAAAGAAATAGATACGACGGTTTATTTAAGTGATAAAACATTTTTATCAAATATTTTTCAAACCAAACCAAACATAGATTATTCAAATCGTAGAGAAACATATAAAACAGAATTATTTATTGGAGCAGGGGGTAATGGAAAGACACATTTTAATTTGACCGATTTTGGATTGGTTAATTTATTATATGTTGCACCATCTCATAAATTGAACGCAAATAAAAAAAATGAGTATGGCGTTGCGGTTGAAGTGTTGGCTTCTCTATTGACCGACAACCCAGAAAATTATAAACGCATTATGAGGTATAATAATATATTATTTGATGAGGTATCGATGATGGGAAATGAAGAAAAAATAAAATTGATGAAAAAATTTCCATCTCATAAGCTTATCTTTTGCGGAGATGTTGGCTTTCAATTACCGTGTATTTCTACGGCAGAAGAACCAAAAACTCCTTTTAAGATTGAAGGATTTGATAAAATTACAGAATTTACAAAAAATTACAGATGTGAAGATGAAAAATTGTTAGAACGATTGAATTCATTACGAGAGTGTATAACGGATAAACAAACCGTAGTTCCTAATGATTTCAAATTTTCATTTCAAATAGTAGATATGGATTATGTGAAAAATAATTATTCAGTAGAGGATATGATTATTAGCGGAACAAATAAAGCCAAAGACCAATATACGGCTTTATTCCCAGATAAAAAAAAATGGTATGTTACAAAGAATACAGAATATTACAATAATGGCGATATTGTTATTCAAGACGAACAACCTGATAAACACGCTGTTATAAGACACGCTTATACATCTCACTCCATTCAAGGAGAAACCGCAGAAAATAAATTATTTATTGACTGTGCTACTCTCAAAGATATCAAAGCTTTTTATACTGCTGTGTCGAGAGCTAGACAGATGAAACAGATATTTATGGTAGTTCGAACTATTTCACAAGCGGAAATAAATGAAAAAGAAATATCGTTAGTAGAGAAAAAAGAAAAAAAATCTACTGGTTTATGTAATGATTGCGGTGCGAGTTGTGGGAAGTATTTTAGATGTATGGAGTGCCACTTTGCTTTTAAAGGAATTGATAGACATAACTTTGACG